GGCATCGATCTGCGACACTTGTAATCCCGACAAGGTTCGGGTTTTGTGGTGGGATACGGCGGTGCATGGTGAACAAGTATTCTCACAGAACTATACGGATATTGCCAAGATGCTCAAGCCTATGGGTGGCGGTGGAACTATGGTTTCATGTGTCAGTGAATACCTAATTAAACATAATGTGAAAGCAGAGTGTGTGCTGGTGTTTACCGATGGTTACTTGGAACATGATATTAAGTGGGAAGTTGAATCGCCAAGTCTTTGGTTGGTAACAGAGTGCAAGTCGTTTAGTCCACCAAGTGGTAAGAAAATCTTTATTGATAGGGGGTAATATGAGTGATACATCAGATTGGAATATCAATGTAAATAACGGCATATTTATAACTAACATGGCTGAGGGCTTATATAAAAAGTATGGTGATGGTGCTTATGTTGTTGCGATAGAAAAAGTAATGAAAGCGCAAGAGCAGAAAGATGATTTACTTGAAAAGATTTACAAAGAAGTATTGCAAGAACTTGATAACTTAAATGAAAGTGAGGTGTAGTATGTATATCAGCTATGATTCATTAACCAAGATTGTATGTAGTCAGAAACCTTATCGTGGCAGGAAAAATAATTATCCTACGCATGGCAGGGCTTATCGTAAACATAGCCATAAATTCTTCAAACCTGATGTGGTTGATGACGAGGTGGTATATCGCATTAACTATGGCAAGACATGGAATAAGATACCATGCACCGAAAGCGAAGCGTTAATGCTAGAGAAACTAGGTAAACAAGTCGTGAGAGATGGTAAGGATTCTTATTACTATGAGGTTGTTCCGAACGAGTTAGGCATCGTGTATCCCGACAATACCTTTGAGTTTACGAGTACGACTAACTTGGGGCAAGGTGCGAGATACTACATAGGCACGCATTGTTTTGATACTAGCGGTGTTGCGGCGAACTGTTGTTTGGGTGGTGTAACACTTGATTATAAATATCCTCTATTCAAAGGCTTGCGTATTAATCTGGGGAACATAAGCCCTGCCGAGGGTCAGCAAATAGAATTATTTAAGAGGGTTGTAAATCGTTTGGCAGCGAAAGAACTATTCGCACCATATAAGGAAATGTTATCTGTATCGAAAGCTATGTTTTCACAGATGGATGACAAAGTATTTGCCGCTTCATTGCGTGATGTATTGAACGATCATAAGATTGTGTGGCAATGGAATGATGAAGAAGGTTGGAATCGCAAGTTTACGCATGGTAGGGATGTAGTTATGATAGCGGACAAGTTGCGTGAGGAAGGTAACTATTTTGATAGTGCGATGTTGTATGGTTACGGCTATGACATAAACGGTATTACATGGCGAGTAAGGCACAATGGTGGTAATTATATTAGGAAAGATATGTTTATGAACATGGATAAGTTTTTGCGTAAGACTATCTACCAACATAAGAAACCCTTTGACCTAAAGCCTGTTGAATATGGTAGTGGTGCGACAAGTGCGTGGGGATTTGTTTTAAAACACAATGGTATTTTTGTTAATCAGTATGCTTACTAATAAATGAGGGAATCAAAATGAATTATGTATATGAAGGTTTAGATGCAGTTGTATCAGAGGATGATGTTAAGAACAACAAAGTCTTTCCATTGGTGCGTGAGTTAAGATTTAAACATAACTTGCAAGTGTTTAATATGTATGAAGAAAAGAAGTGGAGTGAATCCCATTTAGACCAAGGTTTTGCCTTGTGTAACCCTATGGGTATTGCTATTGCTAAAGTATGGTATGAGGAAAAGGAAGAACAATTCTGTTACTACTCTACATGGTATGAAAAATCTAGGGGTAGCGATACCTCAGACCGCAAGACCCTGCGTAGTAAAAAACTATCTTCTCTCATGTCTACACTTAAAAAGAATGAAGTAGTCCCTAGTGAAGAAAAAGTTACAAAGGAAATTTCGTCAGGAAATCGTTTTAATTATCGTGGGGCAGTTGATACTGTGCGTGATAAGATGGGCAGTTGTGACAAAAACAATCCCTTTAATCCTGACGACATTCATCCATTGTTAGAGATTTTATTAGAGGGCAAACCATACGATTCACTACCCGATGAACTGAAAAATAAAGTCACACAAACACTTGACAATTACAAACAGAAGGATAATATAAAGAAAGCAAGAGACGGAGAAGTTAATCGTTTCTTTGGCAGTTGCTATGCGCTTTTTGTTGATGGACTAGGACAGTATGTAGTCGGTGTAATTAAACATAAATATATAAGATCATCAAGTAATATTAAATATGACTACGATGCGTTTGATGTTGTCAAGCCGTTCAAGCGTTTTGCTGACATCGATGCTCTAGGGGTTTATCCTGATTTAGTATCGTACTTAACTATGTTAAAAACATATGCAGAGAACAAAAATCATGAGACTTTTTATGGCTATGTTCCGAGAACTAACGCTTTCTTTGAGGACTTAGATATGGTAGTTGGTAATACATACATTGATGGTAGCAAACAGTTTACAGTCATAGAGGTATACACACCATGCTCAATGTAGAACTCGCACCAATGGTGGCACAACATAGTTGGGGGTTTTATCGTGTACCAATGTGGAAAAACGATGGTAAGTATTTTGTTTATGTGAGAGAGTTTATTGTGCGTATCTATGATGACGACACATTACCCGACTGCATTAAGATAAGACTTAGCATGATCCTCGCATTGAATAAGAAATTCTCCAATAGTGGATATAATCCTACGCAGTTAGACCTGTTCATTAACCACGCAGGGAAAGAATTTGAGGAGATAGGTTGGCAGTTGGATGATCATTATTTCACCCTAGTGCTAAAGACAGAAGAACTGGCATCCTTACAAGGGGATGAATTAAATAAGGAGTCATCGGTAAATGAACTTTAAAGATAAGGCGAAGTTAATATTAAAAGAGATGGACAAAGCATATCGTAGTGATATGGAATATGGGCAACACAAACTAAACGAGGAAGCTAGGAAATACTTTGAAGAAATGTATCCCGAAATTACTCAGTCTTGGTTTTTTGCGTCTGACTTCCTTGAAGAAATAATTGAGGGAAAGTATGACTCCCGAAGCTAAGGTAAAGAAAAAAGTCAAGATGGTATTAGATAATCTTGGCGCATATCAATTCTCCCCAATGACAGGTGGCTATGGTAACTCAGGTGTTCCTGATATAGTTGCTTGTTATGAGGGGTTTTTTGTCGCAGTAGAGTGTAAGGCTGGCAAAGGTAAACCCACACTTCTTCAATTAGATAATCTAAAGAGGATAGATGCATCAGGGGGGTTTAGTGTTGTAGTTAATGAAAGTAATGTTGAACAGTTAAGGGAGTTAATTCAGTCATGGGTAAATACAGTAGGGATAAAAACATAGATAAGATTGTGCGTGAGTTGTTAGTAGAAGGTTGGAGTCCGACTAGAAAGAAGGGGCATTGGCAGTTAAAGCCCCCGATGAGTGATAAGATTCAGACTGTTCCGCTAACACCTAGCGATGGTCGTGCATATCTAAATTTTAAAAGTGATATTAAGCGTATCAAAGGGGGTATGAAACATGAGGGCTAGGCAAGAGTTTGTTAAGTGGATGTATAAAGAGAAGTTTTTAACAACAGATGGTGCGCTAGAGGAAGCCTATGTAGCAGGGTTCAAGCGTGCAGTTGAGTTAGCTGAAGAGATTCTTAAACGACAAGGAGAAAGTGATGGGAATTATGATGAGGAAGTTTAAAGCAGTTGATACAGTCAAAGAAGAACCAAAACCAGCGATGGCTGTTGAGAAGGGTTCGAGGTTTGTATACAAGCGTGGCTCTGATGTAATGAAAACATTTAAGAAGTATGGATTTGTGCCACCTAGTGAGTATCGTAACGATTACTTATTTAAGAAGAATCGTGAGGTAGGTAATGAATGAACAAGACCTAAGAGATTGTTTTGCCATGTTCGCTATGAATGGGCTATTACAAATTGAGGGGGAGCATGACAATCAGGCTGTATCAGAAATGTCTTATGCGATGGCTGATGCTATGCTAATTGCCCGCAGTCAAGTAATAGAGATAGTAGAGGAAGATGGCATTGTTGCGATCAAAAAGAGAGTGAGGAAGAAATGAATTCATCACCCGATGACATGGTAAATAGCCCAACACACTATACGAGTGGGGGGATTGAAACAATTGATTTTATTGAAGCAAAAGAACTTGACTATTGCCTAGGTAATTGTGTAAAGTATATATCTAGGGCAGGTAAAAAGAATGAGAAGAAATTGGAAGATTTGAACAAAGCTATGTGGTATTTAAAGCGTGCAATCAGTAATTTGAGTTAGTCCTTTCGGGGGGTATAGCCTTGCGCTATGCTCCCCTTTTTTGTATCTATACTTTTTGGAATTTTAGTGAGCATAATCACATTAGACTTTGAGACCTACTACGACAAGGGTCTTGGTTTTAAAACACAAACGACAGAAGAATATATCCGTGATCCACGCTTTGAGGTAATTGGTGTGGGTACTAAAGTTGATAACTCTCCGCCGAACTGGGTGAGTGGTAGTCGTGAGGAAATATTTTCTTATCTGAAGAAGTTTGATTGGAAGAATTCCGCCCTGCTTTGCCACAATACGATGTTCGATGGTGCGGTGCTTAATTGGTTCTTTAAAATCTCTCCTGCGCTTTACTTGGACACCCTGTGCATGGCTAGGGCTATTCATGGGGTCGAGGCAGGGGGGTCACTGGCATCGCTTTCTAGCAGGTATGAGATCGGGCAAAAGGGCACTGAAGTTGAAGATGCCCTAAGTAAAAAGCGTTCAGATTTTAGTGAAGAAGAACTCGCACGCTATGGTGAATACTGCAAGAACGATGTGGAACTAACCTACAAGCTATATCAAATACTGTCGAAAGAGTTTCCATTAAACGAAATTAAGCTGATTGATATGACGCTGCGGATGTTTACGCACCCTGTATTAGAAGTTGATAACTCCATGCTGGTTGATAGGCTTGATGAGTTGCGTGAGGAGAAACAGCAATTACTTTCTTCATTGATGGGTCGTTTGAATGTTACAGCTCCAGAAGATGTTCGGGCGGTCTTGGCTAGTAATAAAAAATTCGGAGAGTTATTAGCCGAGCACGGTGTTGAGCCGCCAATGAAACAAAGCAAGACCACAGGTAAGCAAACCCTAGCGCTGGCAAAGAACGATGAAGGCTTCATAGCCTTGTTGGAGCACGAAGATACTTTTATACAAGAACTATGCGCCGTTCGTCTTGGTACTAAGTCTACATTAGAGGAGAGTAGGATTGAACGATTTATTGACATCGGAAAGCGTAACAGGGGAAGACTCCCCATCCCACTTAAATACTACGGGGCGCATACTGGGCGGTGGTCGGGTTCAGACAAGGTCAACTTTCAAAACCTTCCGAGCCGTGACAAGAAGAAAAAGACTCTTAAAAATGCGGTGGTTGCCCCTGATGGCTACAAGGTTATCAATTGCGACTCGTCTCAGATTGAAGCACGAGTGCTCGCCTGGCTTTCGGGTCAGACCGACTTGGTTGAAGAGTTCAAAAATGGAGATGATGTTTACTCCTTATTTGCGACGGACATATATGAGAGACCAATCACCAAAGAAAACCCCGTTGAAAGGTTCGTGGGTAAAACTTGTATCCTCGGACTTGGATACGGTACTGGGGCTATCAAATTACAGCATACGCTCAAGACGACACCGCCAAGCGTAGTCTTAGATGAAGACGAGTGCAAGCGGATAGTCAAGCTATACAGGGAGAAGAACCATAAAATCATTGACTTATGGGGCGAGTGCGATGATGCGCTAGATGACCTTGTGAAGTGGACAAGGAAGGGAGATTTCTTTTATCTAGGGGAGCACTCCTGCGTGCGGGTAAACCCCAATGGTATTATATTGCCTAATGACCTTATGATAAGATACCCTGAGTTAACTATGGACAACGGGAAATACAGTTATAAGTCTCGTAAGGGTGAAGTTTCAATTTGGGGTGGGTCGGTCGTAGAGAATGTGGTGCAAGCATTAGCTAGAATTATCGTTGGCGAACAGATGCTTAAACTAAACGAACGTTACCGCCCTGTGTTGACTGTGCATGATGCGGCGGTATGTATTATCCCTGAAGATGAAGTAGAAGAAGCTACTGAGTTTATAGTAAATGTAATGTCTGAGCCGCCTGAATGGGCAGTTGGATTGCCTGTGGCTTGTGAGGCAAAAGTAGCATCATCGTATGGAGAGTGTTAATGGAAAAGATGTTTTGTCAGTCATGTCAGCAGATGAAACCCACGGAAAAGATGAAGTTGGTGGTGTCTAAGCGTAAGATTTGGAAGTGTGTTGATTGTATTAAGAGGACATCAGACGCATTCTATGCTAGTAAAAAATTAAAAAATGAAACTGTATGAGTTGTGGAACGCAATACCAAATTTTCGACGAATCAGGAGACCTGATGCGTATTGTTTCGAGGAAAGAAGAAGCCCTCGCACTAATCGGTCTAAGGAGTGGCTGGAGTTACAAAAGAACAGTAGTAAAAAAAATAAATAATTTTAAGTTTGAAGAAGCATTATTTTAAAAAGGGTAGTTGATGAAAATTCATAGTATGTACTGGGGAAATATAGACCCACGCATCCCTGAGTATCAGAAGAAAGTATTTGACAAGTTAGGCTTGAAGGTTATTCAGCACCGCATGGATGGTGTAGATCATGGCACTTGGATGGACTGGATACTGCACAACGAGAAAGAAGAAGATGTAGTTCTGTTTATGGACATTGACTGCATACCCTTGCTAAAGACGGCTATTGATTTTGTCGAATACTTATGTAAAGATGGTAGCCTGTATGGTGCGGCTGGATGCGCTAACCACATAGACAAGAACCGAGATTATGCTGGCGCATGGTTTGTTGGGGTGAATGTAAACACTTGGAACAAGTTAGGCAGACCGACTTGCCGAGCGCTATCCATATCTGATGTAGCCCAAAACCTGACCGACTGCTGGCGGGATAACGGTGTAGTTGTAACTTTGATTTACCCAAATAAAGTAGAGATACCCAAGTGGGATTTGCCAGGTGTACCCAATGGATATGGTATTGGCACTACTTACGGTAACTTGTGCTACCACTTATTTGAGAGCCGTAGTAACGAAAATATAGAACGCTTTATTAAAAAATGTGAGGAAGTTCTAAATGACTAAAGTATATTGGGCACCGACAGCGTATAAGGATTCAAAGGGTGAAAGATTTGATAACGTAGATATTGCGTTTGACGAACCAACTCCATTTTTAAAAGACTTTTTTATTTCAAGAGAAGCGCCCACGTATTTTCAATGCTACGGATTTCTTGACTACTGCAAAAATATATACATTATCAAAGCACCTTGTGACTTTACCCTTACTGTGGATAGGGGGATAAAATATGTAAACGTGTTGGGTATTACGCAAGAAACGTACATGTCATACTTTAACAACAGAGGTGAAGAGTCCGCAGATAATGACCCGTACCTGTTTACTGCCCTACCCTCATACACTATGTATTCAGATGAAGATGTGATGGCAGAATCAATACCTATGTTTCTACATAAGACCCCTCACCTTGATAACGTACGCTTAATACCTGGGACTTATAACATCGGTAAGTGGATACGCCCATTGGACTTTAGCGGTGAGTTACTTGATTCTACGCTACCCTTAGTTATTAAACGGGGTGACCCATTGTTTTGCGTGCGTTTCGTTACCCCTAACAATGAAAAGGTAGAACTTGAGCGTGTCATGTACAGCGGCAAGCTAGAGCAAGTAGCCAAAGCGTGCGCCACTACTAAACACATGGTGCCAAAACAACCACTAAACAAACTGTACGAGATGGCTGAACCATTGATGCAGCTTCTTGGCTTTCAAAAGAAAAGTAAATGCCCGTTTAAGTGGGGTAAAAAATGAACAACATACCACACATCATAGATACAGGAGCAAGTGTAACAATGTCTAGGGTCATGGTCATCACCCCGACTACTGGAAAAAATACATTAGAACAAGCGCTACTAAGCGTGGAAAGGCAGACCGTTGAAACTGAGCATTTAATTGTGCTTGACGGAAAGGGTATGGCTACAAAACCAAGTGAAACTAGGTTAAGAAAAGTAATCCAGCTACCCGAAAACATAGGCGGTAATGGATGGTATGGACACAGAGTTTATGCTGCCATGCCACTAATGGTAAACGCTGATTACATTTTGTTTTTAGATGAGGATAATTGGTTTGAACCTAATCATGTAGAAACCATGATTGCTAAGATCAAATCAAAAGACTTGATGTGGTCTTACTCACTGAGGAGGATATGTAATGAGGCTGGAGGATATATATGCGACGATGATTGCGAATCACTCGGCCGTTATCCAACGGTTTACGACCATCTGCTTAATTTTGTTGATACTAACTGTTACTGCTTTAAGCGGGAGTATTTGGTCGGTGTTGCGCATAATTTCTATGGACAATGGGGTGCAGACCGCAAATTCTATAAAGCTACCGCATCAGCTTTGCCTGCCTTCGGATGCACGGGAGAGGCTACGGTTAATTACAGAGCACCCGAAAGACTACTTGAGATGTTTAGAGAAGGCAACGAAACCATGAAGAAGGCTTATGTTGACCTACCTTGGAGAAAGAAATGATTGAGACACTAGTTAAAGCACAACCACTAGACAACGATATTGCTGTTATGAAAATATTACAGTTGATGGGGCAGTTAAGTCCTAACGACATTGCGTATGTGTTAAAAGTGTTGGCTCAAGTTTACAAAAATATTGGGGGTATAGAGTGAATATCACAGTAAAGATAGTTAAAGAAAACAAGGATGGCTCTGCTGATGCGATGGTCAACTTTGATAAAGAAGGTTTGGAATTCTTGGTGCAAGAGGGTATCTTACATATATTAGAAGCGTATATAGAACAAAACGAAAATGCCAAGCAGGGCGCTAAATTACGTAAGAAGATGGCGAAGAAAAAAGATATTGATATTGATATTGATGGGAGATGCTAAATGATTGATGGATTATGGGAAAAAGTAAACAAGATAAGCGAACTAGGATATAAGGTAAATAGCGCCGCAGATATTGTTGAACTTGTAGCTGAGAAAATAGGTACTGACCCCGAGAGCGGCGCACTATATGCAACGGTAGACATGCTGAAAGACTTTAGCAATAAAATTGAAGACATAGTCTCGGACATTATGGTAACGAATCGAGACCAAGAAGAATGTATCCGTAAGTTAGAAGCGGTTATAGCCAAGCACGAATTAAAAAAGGGAAAAAAATGAACAACGAACAAACCAAATTATTTGTAGCCACACCAATGTACGGCGGTATGTGTACGGGTATGTACGCTTCTGCCATCATGCAATTAGTGGGTATATGCGGACAGCACAAAATGCAGATGTATTACAGCTTTATGATGAACGAGTCTTTGATTACCCGTGCTCGTAACAGTATGGCGCACGATTTCTTAGAGTCCGATGCTACGCACCTTATGTTTATCGACGCAGATATTGCGTTCAATCCAGCCGACATCCCGTTAATGGTCAAAGCAGACAAGGATATTATCTGTGGCATCTATCCTAAGAAAGAAATTAACTGGGTAGAAGTAGAAGCGGCAGTTAAACGTGGCATACCACCACAAGATTTAAACAAGTTTACTGGTGCTTTTGTACTGAACTTGGCGCATGGCGAGACAAGTAAGACAGGTAAGATTGATGAACCCATTGAGATTGCTAATGGTGGTACAGGATTTATGTTAATCAAGCGCAAGGTGTTTGAAGGGCTGGCAGATAAAGTACCAAGCTATACCAACGATATGTATCATGCCGTTGACGTAGTGCGTAAGCCTAAGATTATTAAAGAGTTTTTCACTACCAGTATTGATGAAGAATCTAACCGCTTGCTATCTGAAGACTACCACTTCTGTAAGATTGCTCGTGGAGGTGGCTTTACTGTTTGGTGTGCGCCTTGGGCTAATTTCAGTCATACAGGAACGTATAATTTTAGTGGACAATTACCAAGGTCAGCATGACACAGATTCCTATTCCGTTTTTTGGTTGGCTTACTATTGATGAAGAAGATACTGAGCAAATGCTGCGTGAACAAATACATTCTCAGCAGATAGAAATAGATATGTTGAATAAAAAAATAGTTGAACTACAATTAATGACCCACAAACAAAAACGAAAGGTCAAAGATGGAACAAGTAATGTCAAGTGATTGGTTTAAAGCGGAAATGCAAAAGTTTCGTGATTGGTTTGATACACTGTTAAAACAAGAAAGTAAGTAAGACACACCTTATGAATCCATCCTATACATGGTCGTACTCGTCTCTTAAAGATTACGTCAATTGCCCTAGGCAATACAATGAGGTGAAAGTCCTCAAAAACTTTACTAAGTCATTTAGTCAAGAGATGCGCTATGGCACGGAGGTTCATAAGGCTTGCGAAGATTATGTTGGTGCCGGTGTGGCATTAGCTAAGAATTACGAAAGATTTAAACCTGTATTAGATAGCTTAGTCGCTATCCCAGGCACTAAGTATCCTGAGCATCAAATGGCATTAACTCCAGCGAAAGAACCATGCGACTTTGGTTCCGATACTAGATGGGTAAGGGGCATCGTAGACTTACTTATTGTTGATGGCGAGGATGCCTTTATAGTGGACTATAAGACAGGTAGTGCTAAGTACCCTGACCCAAAACAATTAAAATTGATGGCTTTAATGGCGTTTGCTCACTTCCCCGATGTCCAACGGATCAAGGCTGGTTTGTTGTTTGTGATGCATGACGCGTTTGTAGTAGAGGCATATGACCGTAAAGATACTGATAAACTATGGAAAGCCTTTGAAACAGACCTTGAAAGATTGACAAATTCGTACGAAAATAACGTATGGACTGAAAACCCTACTCCGTTATGTGGTTGGTGTCCCGTAAAAACTTGCCAATTTCATAAGAAGAGATAATCATGCCGTACGTTACTAAGCCAAGACCATACAAAAAAGAATACCAGCAACAAAAAGCTAGGGGCGAACACGATAATCGCATGGAACGTCAACGCTTGCGCCGTGAGTATGATAAGAAACACCCAGATGGTAATGGTAACGGCACTGCGGATTCTCGTGAAGGAAAAGATTTAGCCCACAAGAAAGCATTTGATAAAGGCGGTAGTAATAAACATGGTTTCTCGGTTCAAAGCGTTGCCAAGAATCGTAGTTTTAAACGTGACTCAAAAGGTAATTTAGTTTCAGAAGTAAGTAAGAAAGAACGTAAAAAGTAACTTGACAGTAAAGTTTTTCCGCAATACAATAGAGGTAAGGTGTGAGTGATCTATTGGGGGGAAAATATGTTTAGTATTTATTACCCTTTAACCGCATCAGTTAAGTAGCGCATTAAAACCTTTAGTAAGGTCTCCCTCACGGCGATGGACTTAACCGATTAGCTCCCGTAAGGAGCGTTAGTAAAATTTAGTAAACAATTTAGGAATTAAATGCAGATAGTAGATGATACTGTAGTTAAATTTACTCTTCCAACTGAACTGGTGGGGTATGTAACTGACTACCTAGAAAAAAGCGAAGTAATAGAAACAAAAGGTAATCTATCTAAAGTCGCCGTTTACTGGGGCTTAAAAGAAATGTCGCATCTTGCATCTGTATTGCAATTTAGGGAAGGACAAGTGCCATCTCCTATAGCACGGGACTATGATTGGCCTGGGTTATACAAGCCCTTTGACCATCAGCGTATCACTTCTTCCTTCCTTAGCCTACACCGCCGCGCTTTTTGTTTTAATGAAGCTGGTACAGGCAAAACATCATCTGTAATATGGGCGGCTGACTACCTTATGAAACAAGGTTTGGTCAAACGTGTATTGGTTATTTGCCCTCTGTCAATTATGTATTCAGCATGGCAAGCTGACATCTTTAAAACATCTATGCATCGTACTGTTGGTGTAGCCCACGGCGATGCTTCTAAGCGCAAAAAGATTTTGGATAGTGACTACGAATTTGTCATCATTAATTATGACGGAGTAGCGATCATTGCTGATGAAATTGAAAAGGTAGGGTTTGACCTAATTGTAATTGACGAAGCTAACGCTTATAAAACTGTTAATACGAGACGTTGGAAAACTTTGGCTAAACTACTTAAACCTTCTACAAGACTTTGGATGCTTACTGGAACACCAGCTTCGCAGTCGCCCCTAGACGCTTTTGGATTGGCTCGTTTGGTTTGCCCTAACAATGTACCTAAATTTACAACCGCATGGAAAGACAAGGTAATGCAACAAATTACACGGTTCAAATGGATACCAAAGCCTAACTCTAGGCAAGCCGTGTTCAATGCTCTACAACCTGCCATACGGTTCTCTAAAGAAGAGTGCCTAGACCTACCTGACATCATGCATCAAACTCGTGACGTAGCCCTTACTAATCAAGCGCAGAAATACTATAAACAACTTAAGACTCAGTTCATGATTGAGGCTGCAGGAGAACAAGTAAGCGCAGTTAATGCGGCGGCTAACCTTAATAAGCTACTACAGATTTCAGGGGGAGCCGTCTACACAGACAACCATGAGGTAATAGAGTTTGATATAACGCCCCGTTTAAATGCGTTAATGGAAGTAATTGACGAGACAACCCACAAGGTAATTATATTTGTACCGTATAGGCATACTATACAACTGGTATCTAACTATCTTAATCAGAAAGGAATCGTAAATGAAATAATCAACGGAGATGTATCAGCAAGGGAACGCAGTAATATTTTTAGTCGTTTTCAAACATCTGAAGACCCACGAGTTTTAGTAATTCAACCTCAAGCCGCATCGCATGGCGTTACTTTAACTGCAGCTAACACTGTTGTTTTTTGGTCTCCTGTTATGAGTGTAGAAACTTATTTACAATGCATCGCTCGTATTAATCGGGTAGGTCAAAAGAATAGTATGACTGTAGTAAATCTGCAAGGCTCTGATGTAGAAAGAAAAATGTATGCAATGTTACAAGGGAAAGTGGATATGCATGAGAAATTAGTAGACCTATACAAGAATGAGTTAGGAATTTAAATGAAAATAAATGTTGAAGAATTAGTACAAACATACTTGACAATAAGAACTCAACGTGAAATCATTCTTAAAGAGTATGAAAGTAAAGATTCAGAATTGAAACAAGAGTTAGTCCTCCTCGAACAGGCGATGCTGGAAGCCTGTAGTAATGTTAATGCAGATAGCATCAAGACGCAACATGGTACTGTCATTAAGAAGTTAAATGAACGTTTCTTTTGTTCGGATTGGGACAACTTTAAAGATTTCGTGCTAGAGCACGGAGCAGTAGACCTGTTTGAACGTCGTATTCATCAAGGTAATTTCAAACAGTTTATGTCAGACCATGAGGGAGAAGGTTTGCCCCCAGGTGTAAACGTAATGCGAGAGTTTGGCGTCACTGTACGCAAGGCAACCGCAAATTCATCAACTAGTAACTAAGAGGTAATTATGAGTAACGAATTAGTAAGTATTCTACAAAGCAACCCAGGTCTTGTTCAAACAGGACTTGATGAAGACACATTAGCCGTAGCTGGTGGTAATCGCCAAACCAACAAACGTATTTCTATTAAAGGCGGTGTATTCCGCAAGTACGCTGGTGGTAAGGAGATTGGTGCTATTGAAGACCGTCACATGAACGTGATTATCGTTAAGATGGCTCATGACGCTTCCCGTCAGTACTATGCCAAGGGATACAAGGAAGGCGAAAAGATTAGCCCTGTATGCTGGTCTAACAACTCCAAGACCCCTGATGCAGACGTACCAACCCCTCCAGCCGCTTCATGCGATTCATGCCCCCACAGTGCCAAGGGGTCAGGCGCAAACGGTATGGGTACTGCGTGCCGCTTATCATGGAGGCTTGCTGTTGTATTGCCTAATGATCCAGCTGGCGATGTAATGCAGTTGACTCTCCCAGCTACGTCAGCCTTCGGTAAAGAAGACAACGGTCGTTGGCCTTTCCGTTCCTACATTCAAATGCTTGCAAGCCATAACGTAAGCGCTGGTCGTGTAGTTACAAAAATGCAGTTTGACACCAAGTCACCTACACCGAAGTTGTTGTTCTCTCCAGCAGGCGCAGTAGAGCAAGCTGATATCGAAGCCGTACAGCATCAAGGTAAGAGCCAAGCTGCGGAAGCCGCAATTAAGCTGACTGTTTACCAGACAGATGGCGGTAGCGATGTAGAGTCTCCAGCCCCAGCAGTAGAAGAGCCTGTTTTGCGCAAGTCTGACAAACCACCTGTTGAAAAAGCAGATGATGTTGCAGGTCTTGTCAAAAAATGGGGTACTAAAAAAGCAGAAGCAGCTTAAGGAATTGTCATGCCACGAAACTATAGTGAAAAACTTTTATTAGATGTATACAAAGATGATCAAGCCGAAATTGGTAAAGTCTTAGCACAGGTGTGTATTAAGAATAATTTACCTGCCATTCATGTGGCAAAAGTGTTTGGTGTTACTAGGATGAGTATTCACAGTTGGTTTCGTGGTAGCGACATCCGTGGCAAAAACCGTAAAAAAATCGGGGACTTTTTGGAAGAGGTTAGGAAAGCAAACGAAGCTGGTAAACTACCAGCCCTAAACCTAAACGCCGCTAAGAAGTTTCTTGAATCAATAACAACAGAGGAATAGAAATGAAAAAAATAATTACCGTAGTATTTTTGGCGGCACTGTCTTTTAACACCTTTGCCGCAATACGTTGCGTACCTAGCGGTGGCGGTACTTGTTGTTGGGATACAAACATAGATGGGCCTTTTAAGCCTATTGGTTGTTAATAGTATTAAGGGGCTAGTCCCCTTCCCAATAACCTAGGCGGAGTAATCCGCCTTTTTAGACTCTGCGCATATGATAAAAGAATTTTACGAGAAAGCATTGCCATCGCAGGGCGTTTATTGTGCAACTGGAATTGACCCTAATGGAAAAGGGGCGGTTAACAAATTTGCAGAAACGCTTGATGAATTAGTTGAGCTTATAGAAAAGTTTAAGGCTAAAGGGGTTAATACCTTTGCGGCGATGGGTACATTTGAGGGATTTAGTAGGAAGGCGGATGACTGTCTATATTTAAAATCTTTCTTTATAGATTTAGATGTTGGTCCTGACAAAGACTACACTAGTAAGGATGAGGCTCATGCAGCATTATCTAAGCTAATAGAAGCGGCGGGGCTTCCAGACCCTGTTTGTATTAATTCGGGGGGCGGTGTCCACGCTTACTGGATTATGGATGAAGATATACCTAAAGATGAGTGGTTAATTTATGCTGAAAAGTTTAAAGTTCTTTGTTTGGAGCACATTGCTATTGACCCTGTTGTTACTGCAGATGCCGCTCGTGTTATGCGTTGCCCTGATTCGTACAATTATAAATTCACTCCTCCAGAACGGACCTCGGTATTAACAGACGAGATACATGTTTATAGCTTTAAAGACTTTAAGGAATTTATAGGCGAAGAAGCGCCCATAAGTATCAACAGCCTGATGGACATGTTGCCTAAAGGTTTGGATGAAGATACTAAGAAAATCCTTAAACTAGATAACTTTGAGACTAAGTTTGCCAAAATTGCTGACCGGAGTATGGAAGGTGATGGTTGTGGTCAAATTAAATATGCAATAGAAAATGCTGATAGTCTTACTGAGCCTATTTGGAGGACTACCCTTTCAGTAATTAAATTTTGCTCTGATGGAGACATTTGGGCGCATGAACTTTTTAAAGGTGATAAACGCTATTCTAAAAAAGATACAGATGAAAAACTTCGTACAATCCCAGGAACACTATCCTGCAAAGAAATCGACAGGCTCAACCCAGGTGTGTGCGTTAACTGCCCCCACTTTGGTAAACTCAAAAACCCCCTTGCCCTCGGAAAAGAATTTAAACCAGCAGCCCCGACCGAAGAGCGTGGAGAGTATGAGGAAGGTGAAGAAGCGCAGGTCGCAGTTCGGGACAAAGCGCATACCCAAAATGTTCCAGATTTCCCAGACTTCCTAGCACCATTTTTACGGGGCATGAACGGTGGTATCTATTACCAGCCATCTCCTGTGTTTAATAAACAGACCAAGAAGTTTGAAGACCAAGATGCGGTGCTTGTAATAAACCACGACTTGTACCCTTTTAAACGGCTTGTAAGCCCGCATGATGGCGAGTGCTTGATGTTACGTCTACATCTACCGCACGATGCTAACAGGGAGTTCTTACTGCCTATGAAGTATGTGTATGCTTTGGAGAAGTTCAAAGACATTATGGCAAGCAACGGGGTATTTCCTACCCCAAAAGGGGAGCAGATATTGCAGCAATACATAATTAAATGGGGTCAGTACCTACAAAATACTGATAGGGCAGAAGAGATGCGTATGCAGATGGGGTGGACAGACACTGACTCGTTTGTAATTGGTATGAAAGAGTATGCTAAAGAAGGTGTATTTGAAGCGCCATCATCCCCGTTTGTACGTGGTTTATCTAAGTATTTGACGCAAAAAGGTACCTACGAGCGTTGGAAACAGTCGATGGATATGCTGAACCGCCCTACTTATGAAATGCACGCATACGGGCTTCTATGCGGTTTTGGAGCCCCTCTAGTTAAGTTTACAAACGTTAGCGGTTTTACCATCAGTTTTACAGGCGCATCAGGTAGTGGTAAGACAGGCGCTATGTATGCTGGGCTAAGTGTTATGGGCGATCCTAAAGGGCAAGCTGTTTTTGAGGCTACGGACAATGCGCTAACCAACCGCATGGTAATGTTGAAGAACTTGATGTATGGTATTGATGAGTCCTCTAACCACAAGCCTGAGAAGATAGCTGACTTGGTACACAAGATCTCACAAGGTTCTGCCAAGATACGC